GAACCGCCATGATCCACACCCGAATTTCACGAACCGCACTCGGCTAGAGGTGTACCTTGATACGTTTGTAGCCGGAGTGCCAGGAACGGACCCTAACTGATGCCAATTAGTTACGTAGGTGGTGACATAAATGAGTCATCAAGTTTTACAGTGCCGGAATCTTTGTCGCTAACACTCCCAACACATCAAGCAGATGACTTTGGGATCATATACGCTTTTGCTGACGCTGGATCGACTGTACCCGTCTTGTCTGTAGTGACGGCCTCCGGGTGGACTACGTTGGTTGACAACGAAGAACACACACCTGGCCGAGATCGTGTAAACTTTGTCGCTTACAAAAAGTTCACAAGCTCATCAGAGACAAACCCGTCTGTTCAAATTGCTACAATTAGCGAAGAGATGCAGTGCGCAGTTTTGGTTTTTCGCGGAGTAGACCCCACCAATCCCTTTGATGTCACATACACATCGAACTCTGGCGCGGACAACGAAACTCCAACACCGCAACCGATCACTACGGAAAGCCCTAACTGCGCCATTGTGTTACTTAACGGGCAAAATGATAACGACCACAACGCGGCAGGCGCCCCCGCGGGCTACACACTCGGCCCGAGCGATATGCGTAGCAACTTGACGAATCGAAACATTGCGACGGCATATAATTTGGACGCCGGGGCGGCGGGTTTGAAAAGTCCGGGCGCATGGACCCATGATGCAGACGGCGTTAATACTTCGGATTACTCAAATTACACAATAGCACTTGCTCTCGAAACTGTCGCTACCGGTCCAGACCACCCATTCACATCAATCACTGTAACCGGCTAGTGGGTTGCCCCGGTAACGCGAAACATTGTTGTTGGATAAAGGGCAAGGAGTGTCGCCACGTAATACGCAATTACACCGATGAGAATGGTTACTCATGAATGACACCGGAAATCCAACGACCGTAGCGGCAACGGGTACGGTTGGAAGCCTTGCCATCGCCATTGTCACAGTTGGCGTACTTGGTGTCGCTGCTACTAGCGGTGTTGGTGACGCGACTGCCGAGATTGACGCAGCTAGAAATGTCACCGTCAATCTTGGTAGCCCCGATCAGAGCGTATCGTCCACAGCGTCGGCGCAGCCATTAACAGAAGGCACCGCGACGGTTGGATTGGGCGCTGTAGAGTCCACCGCGTCCGCAGGCACTGCGACAGCAAGCCTTATCAAGGACGACACTGGCGACCCCACGGGCGTCGAAGCAGACGTTCAAATAGGGATTATTGCTGGCACGATTGTCAGCATAGTGGAGTTCCCTGACGGGGCAGAATCCGTACTGAGTGCGGGTGATCCTGCTACAGCGACTCAATCACCATCCACTGTTACACCAGACGGCGCTGAGTCTACTGGTCAAGTAGGCACGATTCAGGCGCAGACCGATGGGGGCATTAGTGTTCCCGTTGATGGCGCTGAGTCCACAGCAGCCGCACAACCACTAACAAGCGGCACTGCGACGGTAGGGCCGGAAGGCGTAAGCTCTACAGCGTCAGCCGGGACAGCAACGGTTGACACCGGCTCTGGTAATGACACCGCAACACCTACGGGTGTTCAAGCGACCACCGCAGCGGAAGAGTTATTACAACTCTCCATGAGCCTTGAGGCCGATGGGTCTGAGTCTACTACTGCTGCGGGGACTGCGGCAGGCGTGCCAAGCAGTACATCGGTAACAGATGACACCGCAACACCCACTGGCGTTGAAGCAACCCTTACGGCCGACACGGTAGGTGTCAATATTTCGCAGGCGCCAATGCCAGATGGCGCATCTGCTACGAGTGAAGTTGGTGGTGTAGATGTAGCTACCACCGGCAGCGTGTTCGAAGAGCCTCCGGGTGTATCGTCCACGGCTCAAGCGGGTGACATAACACCATCTGCACAGCGGTTGGCTGAAACCCAGGTAAGTGGGGTTGAGGCGACTGGGCAGGTTGGCGATGCTGTCCGAGAAACGAGGCCGTCACTAGGGTCAAAGATAAATTTTGTAGTCGATAATCAAGATTTACGAATACTCACTGATGATGCAGACTTTAGGCTGATTTTATGACAGATCAGACAATACCGACATTTGAGCAACTTAATGGCTCTGTTCTACCCTACGAGTACAACGTCAATCCATTTGCAGGTCAGCATTCACTGACGGTATCGGGGATAACATCGAGCAGCTCCAGCGCATCGATAACGATAGCTGACGAGGCAACGACCAGTGGGGTTTGGAGGGGGAATTTGACGGCAGTATCGACAGGGTCTGCTACGATCACCCTAACTACCACCTTTACAGGGTCTAACGTAGTACGCAAGCGTAAGTTCAAGGTGACTGTAACGTGAGCAAAGGAAGCAAACGACGCCCACTATCGACCAACCCGGAATCGTTCGCGGAGTCGTGGGAGCGTATATTTAATGGTGCCAAATGGAAGAACGAGACGAAAGAGGACAATTCAAGCCAGGCTGGCAGGGCGGACCCGGTAGGCCAAAGGGCAGCCGAAATAAGCTCTCAGAAGCCTTCTTAGGCGCTCTGGCGGACGATTTCGAGAACAACCAGGACGTAATCGCACAGATACGTAGGGACAACCCGGTACAGTATGCGCAGATCATTGCCAAGCTGATGCCGAAGCTCATGGAGTTGAGCGGGCCGGATGGTGAATCACTGCCCAGCCTGTTAGTGCACTTTGATGGCAAGCGAGACTGAGGTTGCATTCCCGCCATCGGTCGAGGGCATATTTGATCCATACAGGTACATCGTCATGCACGGTGGGCGAGGTGGGGTCAAGTCCTGGAGCGCGGCGAGGAAGCTACTCATCGAGGGTGCACAGACGCCCCTACGCATTGCCTGCTTTCGAGAGATACAGAAGTCCATTGATGATTCTGTCCATGCTCTCCTCAAGGATCAGATAAAGCTACTTGGCCTTGAAGAGTTCTACGAGGTTCAGAAGACCAAGATACGTGGCCGAAACGGCACAGAGTTTGTGTTCGCGGGCCTGTCTAACCTCACAGCGCATTCGATTAAGTCTTACGAGGGTGTGGATAGAGCGTGGGTTGAGGAGGCGGCAGCGGTCACACGGAGGTCGTGGGACATACTGATCCCGACCATCCGTAAGGACGGCTCCCAGATCATCGTCACGTTCAACCCTGAGCTGGATACAGACGAGACGTGGCTGAGGTTCATCGAGAACACGCCTGAAGACGCCCTGGTCCTCGAGTGCAGCTACCACAACAACCCGTGGTTTCCTGGGGTGCTTGAGAAAGAGCGACAGGAGTTCGAACGGTCTGTTGAGTCTGGTGCGAGGAGCAAGGAAGACTACGACAACATCTGGGAAGGTAAGTGTAAGACCGCAGTAGACGGCGCTATCTATCCCGGTGAGGTCGCCAAGGTCATCGAGGACGGCAGGTTGATGCCTGTCCCCTACGATCCGAAGTACAAGGTCCACACGGTGTGGGATTTGGGCTGGAATGACAAGATGGCGATCATCTTCGTTCAGGTCATCGCGGGGTCGGTGAGGGTCATTGACTACATCGAGGACTCCCATAGGACATACGACAGCTATGTCGAGGAGATCAAGGGCAGGGCTTATAACTACGCTGAGACGGTCTGCTGGTTCCCTCACGACGGTAAGGCGAAGAACCCCCAGACAGGGGTAAGCCCCATCGAATACGTGACCTCTCTGGGCCTTAGAGTCGGGGAGATACCGGACATTGGGGTCAAGCCTGGAATTGAGGCGGCAAGGCAGATGTTCCACAGGGTGTACTTCGACAAGCAGAAGGCCACACCCCTGTTCAACCGTCTAAGGCGATATGCACGGGTTATCTCGCCAACCACGGACACGCCAATGCTCCCCAAGAAGGATGAGAACACCCACGGGGCTGATGCGTTTCGGTACGTGGCGGTGATTGAGAAGAACCTGACCAACGAGACGACGGGCTTTAAGCCTCTCGAATACAGCAACGCAGGGATTGTATGAGCCTGTTAGAGCAAAGAAAGCGCCGCAGACAGCGATACGATAGCCTGCTATCGGCTCGTGAGGAGTTCCGGGAGAATCGCCCTGATCCTCGTGAGCGTGTTCGCAGCCTGCTAGATGCTGGTGAGAACTTCGTTCGATCTGGTGTAGCGGCTTACAGCGGCACAATGGGCGATATGCAGGGACTGTTGGGATTGCCCCAGATTATCCCGTCACCCACTACAGAGGACATGGCAGAGCGGTTGGGGGCTGATCTCAATACGCCCTCTGGACTGCTTGGCATGATCGGTATGCCAGAACCCCAGGACATGGGGCCAATGGCGGCGAAGTTACTTGCCGGCGGCAAGGGCATGAGTCTCGCACAAGCACTGTTCCACGGCACGCCCCACAAGTTCGACCAGTTCGACCTGTCCAAGATAGGCACGGGCGAGGGCGCACAGGCTTACGGGCATGGGCTGTACTTTGCTGAGAATCCGGGGGTTGCTGAGTCCTACCGGGAGGTTTTGAGTGAGGGGCCAAGGCAGATTTGGAAGGTAGGAAGCAAAGAAGTAGATATGTCACTTCTCTCCCCTTATGAAAATCATGCAATTAGAGGGATGGCGCAGCCTGAATTGTATGGTGGGGCTAAAGGTAAAGAAAAATGGCTAGAGGGTTTTGAGGATAGGGGCGTTGATAGTAAGAATCTCGCTGAATTATCGAAAGCGTGGGATTCAGTAGCCGCTCGTGGTGGGGCAAGTCTTGAAGAGGTCCCCGGTGCTTCCGGCCACCTCTACGAAGTAGACATACCCGACGAGACCATCGAGCGGATGCTGGATTGGGATGCGCCGCTGAGTGAGCAGCCCATCGAGATTCAGCGCGGCATCAACACGATAATCGCTAAATTGGCGGATGATCCAAGCATTGATGCTTCCGACCTAATGGACTTATCAAGAACCGCAGACAGCGATTCTGGAGAGCAGTTCTATCGCGCACTAACAAATGCTCTCGGAGAAACAAGCCCGTTAAACATTCGCGGCGGAGACCAAGAGGCTGCGTCACAATTGCTCCGCGAAGCAGGCATCCCCGGCATCCGCTTCCTAGACGGTGCTTCACGTAATCCTGCAAGCCATAAACTAGCACCCGGTAATCCTGCCTATGATATTGCCGGTATGATTAACGAGTTTAAAATTGATTTGAACACCGCAGACGGGGCGGACTGGCTCGAGAGGGAGATCACTGCTCGAGGTTTGGGTGATGATGTAATCCAAGAAATAAAAGACTTTGTTGATAGTGGTGCAAAATTACAGACCCGCAACATCGTCGTGTTCGACCCCAACGACATCAACCAGGTAAAGCGTGATGGTGAGGAAGTATTCAAGAAAGGATTGCTGGAATAATGCCCAACATTGATAAACTAAAGAACGCCATAGACGCTTTTGAGCATACCTCCTATGGCGCACAGCATACCGGCTCTGAGCTATCCCGCCAGCGATCCCTTGCCCTCGACGCCTACCAGGGCATTAATATCGAACCCGCGCCGGAGGGGCGCTCTCAGGTACAGGACAGGTCGGTATTCGAGACGATCCAGTGGATTCTGCCCTCCCTCATGCGAATATTTGCGGGCAACTCTCGTGTGGTCGAATTCGACCCAGTCGGGCCTGACGACGAAGACGCCGCCGAGCAGG